ATAAAATAATAATATATTCTCCAGATGCAGATATGATTATTATGACAATGATATTACCAAACTTTATATATATATTACGTCATGAACAATCAGATTCAACAGATGCTATAATTGATATTCAATCAATTCGTAAATTTTTTAGTCCAGTAAATGATATAGCATATATATTTTCAGTATTTGGAGATGACTTCATACCTAAAATTGAATGGGTAAATGTTACAAAACATTTAAAAAGTATAATAATTGAGTATAAAAAATTAAATATACGTATAATAGAAAATAATAAAGTTAATTTAATAAATTTACAGAAATTCTTTAGAGCAATACAAAAATTAGAAAATTCATATACTCCTACAAAAAATCCATTTAATCATTCTGTTGAAGTTATTAATAAAGATACTTTTAATTATTATAATGAATTAAATAATATTGAAAAATTAATTAGAAATTATCAACCAAAATATAATGAAATTGCTGATGATATTCCACCATTAGAATATTATAAAGCGATGTTATGGAAATTTAATTACTATTTCTTAGATGATGAATCCAACAACAATTTTTATTATAAATATTCGTATGCTCCATCAATTGAAGCATTAGTTAAATTTTCAAATTTTCAACAAGTTGTTTTAAATTATAAAACAACACAAATAACACCAATTGAACAATTAGTTTTTATATCACCAAATAATGTATCGGAATATACAGATGATAAAACTAAGAAATTATTAGCCGATAAATTATATAAATTAATGAAAGTTCAATTACCTGAAATAAAATTAGATAAAGATAGAAAAATTAATGTTGAGGAAATATTTGAATGTCATAATGCGAGATATTTAAATAAGTGTCATTTAAAATTTAATATTATAAGCTTTGAAAAATTTAAAACATTATTATTATAAATAAATATATATATATTTATAATAATGCCTAGTATAATTTATGGTGGTCTTCGATATATACAAATACGACATGCACTATATTGTAAGAATTGTAAAGATACAATTGAAAGTAAATCACATCATGATTTTAAATATTGTTCATGTGGAAAAGTTGGAATTGATGGAGGAATCGGTGCTGGAAATAGCATATTAGGAAATTTATCAGATATGGAACAAAGAAGTATGTATTGTGCGATTGTTGGAAAGACGAAGATATGGCTACCACAAACAGCAATTGAAGAAAGATTTGAACAATTAAAAAATCCGAAAGTTTCAAGTTCTTAATTTTGATAAAATTTCCTTTGTTAAAATGAATGGTTTATCAGGTTTTTCATCAATTTGAGAATATGATTCATCTTCAACAATATTTACAAATTTACCAGTTAAATTATCTTCTAATTTAATTTTTATATTTTTATTTCCGATAAATTCAATAATTTCACCTTTATTAACAAGTATATTTGAATTTGAATTTAATACAATATTATATTTACCAGTTGTTTGAACACCCATTCCACTTATATTTATAATTGGATTTTTAAGTTCTATTATATCTGAATTTCCATTTCCATTTCCATTTCCATTTCTATTCTTATTTCCAATTAAAAATTTTGCTCCATTATTTTCAATTATAAAAGAACAATTTATTGTTAATTCAATATTTTCATATAAAATATTAAGTGAATTATTGATATTAAAAGAACTATCTTTTGTTAAAATTATACTCATTATAATATATTATATTTTTATTTTTATAATAAATTATAATCTTGAAAATTATCACTATATGCATTGTTTGCAGTTGGTTCAAAATATTCATTTCTTCCAACAGTTGAAGTTAAAGATCCATTTCCTCTAAAACATCCAGATGGTGGCATAATTTGTTGTCCCATTTGTTGGGGTTGTGGAATATATTGGTCTCCAAATTGTTGATTTCCTCTCATTTGATTATTACCCATTTGTAAATTTCTTTCAACATCTTTATCAAAATGTTCTTCTTTCATGTTCGTGACATTTGATAAATTAGATATTGCAGATGATTCACTATTTTGATACTTTTCACTATAGTTTATTGGTTTATCTATTTTAACATCTATTGGTTTATCATCATTAATATTTTCTATAATTTTATTTTTTCTTTTAAGTGTATCATAATATCTCCACATTAAGAATATAATAAGTGAAATTATAATTACAGAAAATAGCATATTATCCTTGAAATATGGATATAATTTATTGTATAACCATTCTAAAATAAAATTATTTTGACTTTGTTTACCAATATATACCTTATTAACTTTTCCAAGTAATGAAGGATCTATTAAATTCGGAGCTCTACGCATATTATTCATCTCTTAATATATATATGTATATAATTTTTTTAAACTAAAAAAATTATACACTAAAGTGTTCTTCTACCTCTCCATATCGGAAAAATTATTAATTCTTGTGCTACTAGGAGTAAACTTACACCTGTAACAACTATTATAACAGAAAATAAATATTCATACATGATTTATATATATTTTTTCTTTTATATAAATTAAAAATCTTCTGAATAACTAAAGTCACCTTTAGATTTATTTAAGACACCTGCTTTTTGATATTGTGTTGGACGATTTTCAAAGAAATTGCTCTTACCTTCCATACCGATCTTTTCCATAAAATCAAATGGATTTGTGCTATTATATATTTTTGAATATCCAAGTTGATTTAATAATCTATCTGCTACGTATTCTATATATGTTTTCATTTGGTCAGCATTCATACCAATTAATCTACATGGTAAGCTGTCATTAATAAATTCTTTTTCAATTTCAACAGCATCTTTTACAATTCCATGTACAATCTCTTGATCAAGTCTGTTAACAATTTTTGAATATAATAGACATGCAAATTCAGTATGACTACCTTCATCGCGTGCAATAAATTCATTTGATGATGTTAATCCGGGCATTAATCCTCTTGTTTTTAACCAATAGATGGAACAGAATGCTCCACTAAAAAAGATACCTTCAACAACTGCAAATGCAATTAATCTCTTAGAAAATAATTCATCACACTTAATCCATTTTAATGCCCATTCTGCTTTCTTAGTGATACATGGGATCGTTGTGATGGCATTAAATAATCTATTTTTTTCATCAGTATTATCAATGTATGTATCTATCAGTAAAGAATAGGTCTCTGAGTGAACATTTTCAATATACGCTTGGTATGCGTAAACAACTTGTGCTTCAAGTACTTTAACATCTGTTGTAAATCTTTCAAGAATATTTAAATTTACAATACCATCAGACCCTGCAAAGAATGCTAGGATATGTTTAATAAAATATCTTTCATCTTCACTTAATTTATTATCCCAATCATTGCGATCTTTACTTAAATCTAATTCTTCCGCAGTCCAGAAAGATGCTTGTTGTTTTTTATAAGAATTCCATATATCTTGATGTTTAATTGGGAATAGCGTAAAACGCTCTTCAGATGGATCAAGAAGGGGTTCAAATTGTTTATTTGTTGACATTTGTATATATAAACTAAATATATTTTTATATATAAGTTTTATAAATCAATTTTTCTACATCATGATGACCTATTTTATTATAAATATTAATAAAATATGAAGTATATTTTTGTTTAAATAAAGGATATAAAAAATAATCTTATAATAATATATGAGTTTAGTCAATAATATTGATAAATATAATAGAATTACGGGTAGTTTATATATTGGTAATTTTGAGTCTCCTCATGATAAGGATTTTTTAGAAGAGAATAATATCAAATTAATAGTAAATTGTACTAAAACGTATAATTATAAATTACCCTCAAATATACAAAAAATTAGATTAAATATTACCGATGTAAATACACCAGAAAATAATATTATAATCGCAAATAATATAGATAAAATCTTAGAAATTATTAATATATATTTAAAGTCTGAAGAAGGTGTATTAGTACATTGTCATATGGGACAACAAAGAAGTGCTGCTGTTATTGTATGTTATTTGATGAAATATAAAAAGTTATCATTAAAAGATGCTATAACTAAAGTTAAGAGTAAAAGAAGGATGGCGTTTAATCCTCAAGCAACATTTATGGATTTTTTACAGTATTATGAAATTGAGATATCTTAAAAAATATATATTTATAATATATAATGTTAATGATTACTCCTATAGCAAAAAATGAATTTATTGAATATATGAAATCTCATAGAAAGGCAATGAAACATGAAATAAAATGTAGTGGAATTGAAGACATTACAACAAATATTTATGAATATTTTATATTTGAATTAAAAGAACATGATCATAAAGATGTACGTAGAATGATTCGTAAGAATCGTGGAATCATGACTGAAGTAATTATGAAAAGATGGATTGAAGAAAACTATCATAAGAATTATATTGAGAAGAAAAAGGGGTGTGATAAAAATTGAGATATCGTTGTGCTCACACTAATTTTTATTTGATTTCTTCTAAATCAAATAAAAATTGAGATCTCGTTGTGCTCACACTAATTTTTATTTGATTTCTTCTAAATCAAATAAAAATTGATATAATATTTTATTATAAAAACATTATAATATATTATTAATATGTCTAAATACTTGAAAGATTTACTCAAGGACTATCAAAAGTTCATTGATACTCAACCTCTTAATATTTTAATAGAAGTTGCTAAATATGCAGCTGAACAATATTATAATGGTGAAGGTGTAATATCAGATAAATTATATGATGATTTATTTGATGAAATTAAGAAGCGTGATCCAAAGAATGATTTTCTGAAGAAGGTTGGATTTGAGATAACGGGGAAAAACAAAGTTGAATTACCATTTTATATGGGAAGTATGGATAAAATAAAGATATCAGAATCTGATAGATTATCTAAATGGCAAAAGAAATTTAATAAACATGATTATGTTATAATGGATAAACTAGATGGAATTTCTGGTTTATTTGTTTTAAAAAATGGAACTAAAAAATTATATACAAGAGGTAATGGAACTATTGGACAAGATATTACTCATTTAATAAATACAATTCCATCATTTAAATTTTCAGTATCAACAGATATTGTTTTAAGGGGTGAATTGATAATTTCTAAAAAGAAATGGGAAAAATATACAACTCAATTTAGTAATGCGCGTAATATGGTTTCAGGATTAGTAAATTCAAAGAAAATTAATACTGATATAATGAAAGATATTGATTTTGTCATATACGAAATAATGGAGCCAAGAATGAGACAATCAGAACAATTAAAGTTTTTACAAAAGAATAAGATGACTCATGTATATTACGAAACATTAGATAAATCGGATTTAGATTTTGAAATGTTAGATGAGATTCTTTTAGATAGAAGAGAAGCATCTGAATATGAAATTGATGGTATTATTGTAATGGATGATTCATTACATGATTACAATGCTGAAGGTAATCCTGATTTTGCATTTGCTTTCAAGGATGCATCAGAGAAACAGACAGCAGATGTTATAGTTAAGGATGTTGAATGGAATGTATCTAAGGATGGGTATTTAAAACCGAAACTAGTACTTGAGCCGACTAAATTATCTGGAGTTATTATTTCTAATGCTACAGCATTCAATGCTAAATATATTGTTGATAATAAGATTGGTCCATCAAGTGTTGTTAAAATTATAAGATCTGGAGATGTAATTCCACATGTTCTTGAGGTTATTAAAACAGCAAAAGTTAAAATGCCAAGTGTAGAATATAAGTGGAATGAAACAAATGTTGATTTAATTGCTACTGGATCAAAAAGTGATGAACAAATTATTAAAGAATTAACATTTTTTGCAGAAAAGATGGATATTATGAATTTATCTGAGGGTATAATAACAAACTTTGTTGAAAATGATATTGATGATATTTTTAAGATAATAAATGTATCAAAAAATACTCTAGCAGAACTTCCATCATTCAAGGATAAAATGGTTAATAAAATACATGAGAATATTCAAACAGCAATGGAAAACGCAACTCTTGTACAATTCATGAATGCAACAAATATATTTGGTCATAATTTTGGTCATAAAAGATTAGAAAAAATATTTGTTAAGTTTGGAAATAATTTTATTAAATATATGAAAGATCATTCAAAAGATGAAATTTACAATGAAGTAATAAAAATAGATGGATTTGATGATATAACTGCATCTCAATTTAGTAATTATATCCATGAATTTATAAAAGTATTTGAAAAGATACCAAATTCTTATCAAAAGACTATCTTAAAGAATTCAGAAACAAAGGTGGTTTCTGAAAAGTTTAAGGGGAAGAAATTTGTCTTTTCGGGATTTAGAAATAAAGAATGGGAAGATTACATTATTGAAAATGGTGGTGAATTAGTAAGTAGTGTATCAAAAAATACATCATATTTAGTCACAACAAAGAAAGATTATGATGAGGGTTCCACGTCTAAAGTGATAAAGGCAAAAGAGGTTGGGGTTCCAATTGTGATAAAGGAGGAATTTGAGAAAAAATTTATGTAGTTAGTTTATAATGGGATACTATGAGAAGTATAAAAAATATAAAAATAAATATTTAGACTTACATATATTATTACGTACAAAAAAATTTATAAAATCAATACCAATTCAAATGGATAAATCTGTATATATGACTTGTTTACAAAGAGAATCAATAATAATACCGTCAGATTCTAATATAAAATATATTGGAACACATCAAGCAACAACTTGTGTAATTGTTTTATGTTTTGGAAAGTCATATTCTATGGTAGCACATTTTGATACGAAGAGTATTCCAGTTTCTTTTAAAAATTTAATTTTAGAATTTATTAAAAAATGTAATAGTCCAATTGAAATATCATTTGTTGGAGCATATAATAATGAAACATCAGAGATAAATATGGATAATATATATAAAATAATTAAAGAAATACCAAATGTTTGTATTAAAGTAAATTGTACAGGTGATTATAATACAAAAATAGAAGATAATATAATTCGTCCTGCAATAACAGCGGCAGCAATCAATATAAAAACTGGTGAAATAGTAAAACCTATTTTCAGTGAAGAATTAAATATAAGACGTATGGCACGTTTATGGACAGATGATTATACAATACCTAATATATATGAAAATCCAAATCCATCATTTGGTAAATGGACACATAGTAAAGAAAAATTTGAGAAATTATTAGAATTAAGTGATCAAGAATTATTAAAAGAAACATCGTCAAGTCCAGATGTTGAAGAAAAAGATTATGTAAATAATATGCGTTTAGTGTTAAAGTATATTCTAAATGTAATATAAAGTATTTTTATTATATAGATATATAATGAAAAATCTAGTTTATTGTCGTGTATCTAATTCAAGAGATGATTCTTATGGATTTTCCATTCAAGAGGAGAACTGTTTAGAATATTGTAAACAAAACAAAATGAGAGTTCGTGAGATTCATAAGGAATATAATAATGGAAATGGAAAACAAAAGATTTTAATTGATTTAATTTCAAAATATAAATGTATTAATTTAATTGTATATGATGTAACACGTTTTAGTCGTAATGTTGAGCTAGGCTCTCAATTATTAAATAAATGTGTTAAAAATAAAATAACTGTTCATTTTGTTAAAGAAAATATAGTGTATAATAATCTTAATCATAATACAGTTATGACAGGATTACAAAATAGCGAGAATGAATGGAATCAAATTAGAAAGAGAATTATTGATAGTATTGCATACAGACGTCAACATGGATTATGTCTTGGAAATGCACCATTTGGATTTACAACTATAAATAAAAAATTAGTTAAAAATGATGATTTTAATGTTATAAGATTAATTGTAGAATTAAAAAATGGAGTTAAAAGTTGTACAGATATACAACAAATATTAAAGACATTAAGTTCTGAGTATGAAACATTAAAATTTTATGATGAAAATGATAATGAAATCGAAATGTTTACAGCGAATGAACCATTAACTTTTCAAGAGATTGCTCAAATATTGAATGATTATAATGTTTGTGATATTCATTGGATTCGTAGTAGAGTTAGAGAATTATATAATAAGTATTCAAGTGATCTTGAATTTATAATACCAAATAATATTATTCAAAATATGGAGTTAGTAGTAATATAAAGTTTTATAACATAAAGATTTCATAACATATATATTATGTTAAAAAATTTGTTATTGTTTGGGTTATTTGTGTTTGGGGTTGTAGAATCGAAAACAATTTTATTAACAGATAATAATTTTGTATCATTATTAGGTCCAGTAACAAAGAGTTCAGTAGATGATGTTATCCATTCTTTTAGTTCTCGTAATACATATGAATATATGTTAGAAAACAAACAGATAAATTTATATATTAATAGTCCTGGAGGATCGGTTTTTGCGGGAGCACATTTAGTTCAATATATTCAATCATTACAGGAATCTGGAATAGTTGTTAATTGTATAGGACAAAATTTTATGAGTATGGCATTTATTATTATGCAATCATGTTCAAATAGATATGCAATGTTTGACTCACTTGGAATGCAACATCAAATGAGTTTAGGATTAAAGGGAAGTATTGAAAATTTTAGGTCATATTTTAATATGATTGATAGAGTAAATTTAATTTTAAGTAAAATGGAAATGCATAAAATGAGTATGACACAAGAAGAATATTTTAATAAAATTTTAAGTGATTGGTGGTCATATGGAGAAGAAAATGTAAAAAATAGAATTGTTGATGAAATCGTAACTGTTAGATGTGCATCAAGTATAATGTCAGATAAGATTAAGAAAAATATGTCATTATTTGAGATTGATTTTGTAATTGAACAATATAGGTGTCCATTAATAAATGATGTAAAAGTTAATATGCGTAATATAACGAAATATTATGATAGTGATAATTATGCTATAAAT